AACCTGTTCAACATCGACACGCTGAAGCAGGAAAACAGCGCCGAGGATTTCCGCAACCTGTTCATGTGTGAGTTTGTAGACGATCAGGCTTCCGTTTTCCCGTTTGCCGAGCTGCAACGCTGCATGGTGGAAAGCGCGGAGGAATGGGAAGATTTCAGCCCGTTTGCCGTGCGTCCGTTTGGTTATCGCGCCGTCTGGATTGGTTACGACCCGTCGCACACCGGCGACAGCGCAGGCTGTGCCGTCGTGGCTCCGCCGCTGGTGGACGGCGGCAAGTTCCGCGTGCTGGAACGTCACCAGTGGAAAGGCATGGACTTTGCCGCCCAGGCGAAAAGCATTGAGGCGTTAACGAAGCGGTACTGCGTGGAATACATCGGCGTAGATGCCACCGGCATCGGCCAGGGGGTTTTCCAGCTTGTCCGGCAGTTCTTCCCCGCCGCGATGGAAATCCGCTACAGCCCCGAAACCAAAACGAAGATGGTGTTGAAAGCGAAAGACACCATCACGTCCGGCCGCCTGGAGTACGACACTAACCACAAAGACATCACCTCGTCATTCATGGCGATCCGCAAAACCATGACCGCCAGCGGCAGCCGTTCCACCTACGAGGCCAGCCGCAGCGAGGAAGCCAGCCACGCGGATGTCGCCTGGGCAATCATGCACGCCCTGCTTAACGAACCCCTGACCGCCGCGAACGGCGGCCAAAGCCCTAACATCCTGGAGTTTTATTAACTATGAGTAAGCGCAAATTCCGCAAGTCGGCACAAAACACAGTCACCGCCACCACACAGCAGACCGGCGGTGCGGAAGCGTTCAGCTTTGGCGACCCGACGCCGGTGTTAGACCGCCGCGAAATTCTGGACTACATCGAATGCACGGGTAACGGCCAGTGGTATGAGCCACCGGTCAGCTTTGACGGGCTGGCTCGCACGCTGCGCGCTGCGGTTCATCACAGCTCATCGCTGTATGTGAAACGTAATATTCTGGCCTCGACCTTTGTCCCGCACCCGTTACTATCGCAGCAGGAGTTCAGCCGGTTTGCCCTGGATTATCTGGTATTCGGGAATGCGTTCTTAGAAGTGATCCGTAACCAGCTCGGCGACGCCGTGGTGATGAAAACCGTGCCCGCCAAATATGCACGGCGCGGCGTTGAGCAGGATACCTACTGGTTTGTGCAGCAGTGGAAGGATGCGCACCAGTTTGAAACGGGCAGTGTATTTCATCTGATTGAACCGGACATTAATCAGGAGCTGTACGGCCTGCCGGAATATCTCAGCGCCCTGAACTCTGCCTGGCTGAATGAAGCAGCCACGCTGTTCCGCCGCAAGTATTACCAGAACGGCGCGCACGCCGGATATATCCTGTATATGACGGACGCGGCACAAAGCAGCTCGGACATCGACCAAATGCGCAAGGCTATGCGGGACACAAAAGGTCTGGGCAATTTCCGCAACCTGTTCATGTACGCCCCAAACGGCAAGCCGGACGGGATTAAGATTCTGCCGTTAAGTGAAGTCGCCACCAAAGACGATTTCTTTAATATCAAGAAAGCCAGCCAGAACGATTTGCTGTGCGCGCATCGCGTACCGCCACAGATGATGGGGATTATTCCGGAGAACAGCGGCGGGTTTGGTGATTCAGTTAAGGCATCACAGGTATTTGTGCGGAATGAACTGACGCCGTTGCAGGAACGGTTTAAGGAGTTGAATGCGTGGTTTGGGGAGGAGGTGATCAGGTTTACTTCTTATGAACTTACGCCAGAGTAATATCGCAAAGCTCCGCGATACGGAGCTTAAGTACTACCACAAAGTTCCCACCTACTTCACCCCACATCACACGAACGTCTCAGAGCCACGCTGCGCTGACCGGCGCGAAATAATAGCGTACCGTTTTAAATGAAAAAATGACTCAGTGTGTCATACGCGGAGTCATTTTTTGCCGCTCTGAACCTCGGCGCGCGCAATGTTACCCGCCTGCCCGCTTCTGACTTGACTCATTGTTTTTAATGCATGACTCAGAGAGCCTCCAAGCACGGCCAGAGGGACGAACAGGGATTTATTGATCCTTCAGGGACCATGCAAAACCATGCACTTAGGACACCCACAGCTTTCATTAATATTTGGCTTATACCAAAAGACCTCAACGAACTCTAGAAAGCATTACTTTTTCTTACATGAAGCGAATTCTCAATTCAAACTCTCACGCTGTGCATAAAAACGCATGAATTTCCAACCATTTAGTGAAATTGATGATAGCGCTCTCAATGTTTAATTCTAAACAAGAAATATTTAACTTAATTCACTTTTTCCTTCTATCCTTTACAGAAAGTATTTTGCTTTTTCTAAGAGGGTATGATGGAAAAATCCGAATCGCATCATTAGCTTACAATCAGGATGGATCGATCGATATCTGGTTCGGGCCAACCAAACCGGATAATGTCACTAATAAGGCCGTCATCAAAACTATCCTTGGTCGCAATTTCCTCGTTGCTCTTCGTTTAAATGGAACAGGGGATAGTTTTTACGATCAAACTTGGCTGCCGGATGACGTCGTGCAAATGAACAATAGTGCTCACAAGTAATATAACCGCCTCCTACATCCATATTTAAGGAATTCACGTGAAAATCAGATGCCTTGCTCTAGTGATATCGTCCCTACTGTTTACTGCGGGGGCTACAGCTCAGTCCGAACCGCTCACTATTCCTCATCCTGCAAAGTTTGAAGACCTTTCCATGCCCTCGCCTGATGTAAAAATGCCTGAGTCATATGTTAAGGCGGTTGCGCAGCAGGCTTATATCTGGGGCTATCCCTTGGTTAACCAGTTCAACCGCCGTATGACGATCACGCAGGCACCCTATCCCGCGTTAAATGGCGGGATGGTTCCTGTAGCTCCGATGGGGCAACTGAGTATGCTGACGAATTACATTAAGCCGGAAGAAACCTTTGTAACATGTCCCAATCAGGACGTTGTATATGGGCTTGGCTTTTATGCTTTAGACAAAGAGCCTGTTGTTATTCAGGTGCCTGATTTTGGTGACAGATTCTGGGTTTATGCAATTTACGATGCGCGGACAGATCAGATAGGCAATGTCGGGAAACCTTACGGAACCAAACCAGGATTTTATTTGCTGGTGGGACCTAATTGGAAAGGTGAGACGCCTAAAGGTATCAGTGGTGTGATCCGTTCTTCTACCGAAATGGCCAATATGATTCCACGAATCCAGATGGATGATACGCCCGAAGAGCGCACGGTAATCCAACAGCCTATCCGGCAGGTGATGTCTTATCCCCTGAGCCAGTTTGATGGCAAGATGAAATCTTTCGACTATTCAAAAATGCCATCAATAGGCGATAAGCCCGATCCTCAGGCAGGTGAAGTGAAATGGGTTGTGCCTGATAAGTTTTTTGACCAGTTGGACAACGTGCTCACAAAAGTCCCGCCTCTTCCTGGTGAACAGGCCTTGTATGCGCAGTTCCGCCATTTGGTCGATGCGGGGAAAAAAGATCCTGAAGTACGCCGCTGGATGAATGAGGCTGCCGAACAAACCGATAAAACGGTGATCGCAGACTTCTTCAAATGGAAAAATAATGGAGTAGCTGCCGGTAACGGATGGAACCGCTCCAAAAATAATGCCGAATTTGGCGTGGATTATTACAACCGTACGGGCACGTCCAAGTCCAACATGTTTGATAATAAGCCAGATGAAACCCAATATTTCTATACCGATAACGATTTTTCAGGGACACAACTTGATGGTAAACAGTCCTATACGGTAACTTTTGCAAAAGGGCAACTGCCGCCGGTCAAAGGGTTCTGGTCACTGACGTTATATAACGAACGCCATCTTTTCAGCCCGAATGAACTTAACCGCTATTCGCTTGGGACAAAAAATAAGGATTTGAAACTCAACGACGATGGTTCTCTGACGCTGTATATCAGCCATGCTTCGCCGGGAGAGGATAAGGTCAAAAACTGGCTGCCTGCGCCGGAGGGGATTTTCTCTTTGTACATCCGCGCCTATTGGGGAGAACAGGCGATTATTGATGGTTCATGGCAACCGCCGAAAATCCAGAAAGTGCAATAATAAATGTGCCCCGCAGTGACTGCGGGGCATTTTCTGCAATTATGATTGCATCGAGTACAGGATGCGTTCTTCTGAAAAGTAAAGTTCTAACAATAGTAATCAAAAGTGATGACATATTTGATGATAGAACTGTATCACCGTTTTCTTTCGCAACACTTCTCTGTCTATTACTCCCAATTGGTGTTTCTTCCCGCATGCGTGCCACAATGGCCCTCGCGGCAGCAATGTCTGTCCAGTCCATTACTCCCTGGTTGTGAAGTGGAATCAGTAATATTGCTCTCAGCCTGGCTATAACGCCAATTTTCGGCCTGTTTCTTTCCTCCTAACCCACAGTTATTGACAGGACTCCGAGGCGCGCCGGAGGCGCTTTTTGCGGTCAAAACCTCAGAATCAACGGCAGAAGCAACGATGCGCCATTGAGTTGTACGTGTTTCATATACATGTGATTTGCCGAGATGGGGCGCGAAAATGCCCACAACCTTTTTCACTTCTTCATCGTAGGCATTCAACTCGTCAGCAACGCGACGTGCTACGCGCACCGTCTGATCTTCACGAGGAACATTAGCGCCGCCCTGGGCAGTCATGTACGCCATAAAGTCACCGATATCAGCAGCAGCGCGAACGGCTTCTACTTCTTCGTCAAAAGTTTCAGTCAGACTGATGGAACGTATACGACGACACTCACGGTAGGAACCCATGGTAGGTAAGCCTATGGGATGAAACTGCGGGATACGCCATGTTGCAGCCCAAGCAGTAACAGCAGTAGCGGAGTCCGTCAGAAGCTCGCCAGTCTCGTGGTCGCGTTCGCCTTCCAGTGCATAACCGTCGATATTCTTCGCGATGTACTTAGCAATGTAGCCAGCGGCACCGCCGCGGTTCAGGTGTTTACAGTCAAAGCGGTTTTTAGCTGCGCCGCGTTCGTTACCGTCTTCTTTCATGGCGTATTTGCGCATGATATCTATTACCCGCTGACGCATAGCGGGCTTTGTGAATAACATCATGTGCCAGTGTGGGGTCGCGTCGTGGTGAGGCTCTACTACGCGCATCCCATAAACGGACAGGCCACTGTCTTTGAACGCGGTGCGCATTTTGCTCCAGATCCCGCAAAGATAACGCTGCGCATCTTTCGGCGTGTAGGCCTCTTTGTCCCAAGCATGATTTCGCTGAACGCGCTTGTTATCACCTTTACCCACCATGCGGGTCGGGTGAAATTTAGATGGGGTGGTGATGGTCAGAAACATTCCGACGTCACCATTTGCGGCCGCATATTTTTCGGTGCCGGCGATAGTGCTCATCAGCTCCATGCGGCGGATTTCAGGGTTTGAAATACTCGCCATGACCTTATCGATCAAACTGATACGCTCGCCGGTTTCGACATTCTCCAGGTCGCGGCTTTTTAGATAGTCCAGATTCGACAGTCGGCGGGAACGAACTTCACGGATAGCCTGCTTACTGGCATAGGGAGACGCGTCACGGTTAACCTTGCCGATTGCGATCAGCAATGACTCACGCCAGCGGGTACGCTGGCCTTTCAACTGACTTAACCACCAATCGGGATTTACCAGCCGAGACATGCTAGCGATGGCAGACGTTGCATCAAGCTTGCCTTTAGTGAATTTTGTCCAATACATAGGGTTGACGTTGAAGGCACGGGATATTCCTGCAATATCACGATACAGAACGCACTGCGTATCAGACTGAAGAAGTACCGCGTAATCTCCACCATGTTCAGCCAACAGCTGATCGCAACGGTCTTCATAAATGGCCTTCAATTGTCCTGCAATATTCTGTGTGAAACGACGTAGCGGTTTGTCGCTCATGCCTGGTAACTGGTGATAAACATCGGCCTCTGAGATGAATTTCATGGTGGCATTGACATTCATTGCATGGGCTTTATTAACTGCATCGACACGCGGCAGTATGCTGCGCCCAAGGGTATAAACCAGATATTTATTAGCTGCGTGAATGCCCTGAGTTTTGAGCAGGTACTTATGGCGGCCAGTGAAAATTTCTTGCAGGTCTTTAGAGAGGTTTTTTACTTTGATTAAAACAGCTTGCCCCTGATCGTATTCATCACGGGTAAGCGGTCTCGGCCTTTCTTGGGGGACGATTGGGGCTAGAGGTTTATTCCAGGGGAACGCCCAAACATCGGGCGTTTCAGTCTGAGAAGTAAAGCGATTGTTCTGCATTACAAACCGTCTTTGATATCAATGATCAGATAGCCAGCATTGATGCCAGCCAGAATGAGCAATGCCATCGAGAACAAAATCATTTACTGTCTCGGTAATGCTTAGCGTTTAGCTCACTGATTTCCTTGCAATAGACACACAGCTCAACGCCAGGCAGAGCTGCGCGGCGTTCTTCAGGAATAGGGCGGTCACAGTCGAGGCAATACATGGAGGAAGCGCCCGCAGTGCTTATGCGGGCAGCTTGAATTTGTGACTCTAAGATCAGGTCCGCTCGTTCTTGGGCAGCGTCAATAACATCAGCCATTAATGAAATTCTCCCGCTTCGTTTTGGATGCGGGTAGCCTCAACGCGTAAAGCTTCGGCGGCTTCAGTGCCGGTCATTGCCTGCTTGACGATGAAACATGCGATAGCCTCAAGACGTGCAGCGAATACGGCTGCACGATTTAAACGTTCGTCAGAACGAGCTTCATTTATGATTTCTTCCATTATTCAATCCTGTTTTTGGGCAAAAGAATGCCCGGCGAGTTGAACGCCAATTAAATTTCAGATGTATTAATGTTCTATGTGGAGAACTGAGTCGGTTTCACTAATAAAGGCCGGAAGCGCGTTACCAAACTCAATGAGTGAGTTAAGTGCTTCAATCACCTTTATTCTTTCACTGTGTGCCAATTCAAAGAAACGCATATTGATATGACGACTTTTCAATCCAGCATGGAAGCAGATCAATTTGCGCATGGTCGGCGTACTTTCATCAAACGTTTCCTGCGCAATATTTTTCTGGCTGGTCAGCATTTTTCGGATCCCGATAATATGCTGAAAACAGGCCTCTCTTTTTTCCTTCGGGATACTTTCCGAATAGCTCAATGTTTGCGATTGCATAGACACCTCAACCAAAGAAGCGTTTGTAGAAGGGCTTCCGGTTCGGAACAGTTGAATACATTTGCGGTTTAGCTGGATTCCAGCGTTTGCCACCTGGTAGCTCAATCCAGCCGTGTCCAAAACTGCGGGAAGGGCTTTGTCTTTTCAGCAGTGGTGCAATTGAGATAACCATTTCCCCTCCTTAACGTGGCTCGCCCAAACCCAGCCACATCAGCCAACCGTCGCGAATCTCTTTTGGACGCTTTTCAAATGCTAATTTCATGCCTGCATTCCAGGCAGGGAGATAAACCCAGTTTTCCGCACGTGCTGTAGGATTTTCAGGGTTACGCATTTCGACAATTGGGAGCTTGCCAGCTTCAATCATCGACTTAACTGCTACCGGAGTTTTACCGATTGATTTGGCAAATTCCGTATAAGTCATAACGTCCGACACACTTACGATTTGTTTACTCATTTGGTAACCTCTCTCATGGTACTACTAAGTGCTTACAGAGGCTTATAAGTGCTTCTATAAGATATTTAATTACTCTGTTCGTATAATTGTTATCTGAGAGGATATTCATGTCAATAGACAATGCTGAAAAGATTAAGCTCATGAGAGAATCTGAGAGATTAAATCGTAAGCAATTGAGCGACTTAACAGGTGTTCCGTATAGCTCGCTTTCCGCTTATGAAAATGGAACGAAGGAAATAAGTTTAGTTGCGGCTAAAAAACTATTGAGTTTCGATTCGTTTAAGAAATACACAATGTGGTTTATGACTGATCAAATTGCACCAGAAGCCGGACAGATCGCGCCGGTTCTCGCACACTTTGGGCAGGGCGAAACAACGTCGTCCCACTCCGACAAAAAGACTGGTTAACGCTACATTTCGATTTTTTACGTTTTATAGAATCACAGAGTCTTTGCAGTACCCACGATTCCGGAGGGCTTCAATATGTCGATTAAGAAGCTCGATGATGGTCGTTATGAAGTGGACATCAGACCGCAGGGGCGCAACGGAAAGCGCTTCCGGCGTAGGTTCGACAAGAAACATGAAGCAGCCGCCTACGAAAAATATGTAGCGGTGAATTATCACGACAAAGAATGGCTATCTAAACCGGCAGACAAGCGGCCGTTATCCGAGTTGATAGAACTGTGGTGGCTCTATCACGGGCAGAACGTGAAACACGGCAAGCTCGACAAAGCCAAACTGGAATTCATCTGCAACCTGATGGATGACCCGTGTTCTTTCCAAATTGATAGCCTGGCTATTACAAAATTTAAGTCTTTGAGATTGGCGAAGGGCGTTAAGGCAACAACGGTAAACCGCAATTTAATGTTGCTGAGTGGTCTGTTTACTTACCTGAACGAAGCAGGTTTATTCCACGCTGAAAATCCGTTGCATGGCGTAACGTTGCTAAAAGGGCAGCTATCATCCATGACTTTTATGTCTGCTGATGAAATTGAAGAGTTGCTGTCAGTTTTGGAAGGGGACAATAAGAGGATTGCGATCCTGAGCCTGAGTACAGGAGGCCGCTGGGGAGAAATAAGCAGTTTGAAGGTTGAGAACGTCATTAATAACCGAGTGACTTTTCTCAATACCAAAAATGGCAAACCCAGAACAGTCCCGATCTCAGATGAGGTATGTAAGGCAGTCAAAAATCAGAAGTCTGGATTACTTTTTCCTGATGCCGATTACTTGACCTTCCGGCTGCTATTGAAATCGGTGAAGCCAGACTTACCGAAAGGGCAATCATTGCATGTGCTGCGACATACGTTTGCTACACATTTCATGATGAACGGCGGGAACATAATCACCCTGCAAAGAATTCTCGGACACGCGAATATCAACCAGACAATGGTCTATGCTCACTTCGCTCCGGACTTCCTGCAGGACGCAATTTCCTTCAATCCACTGAGGGGGAAAGCGGGGCTTGAGTGTCCACATAGTGTCCACACCTAAGCATCTTTATAGGGCTTACAGCTGCTTACAGCATTTATAACTCATTGATTTATAGTGATCGCGTTGTAAGTGCAGGAAAAATAAATGGTAAAAAAGGCACATTTTTGTGCCTTTTGTTTTTTTAAATTCTGTAAAGTAGGGCGGCTTGTTACTGCGGGTCACCGTTTAGCAGGGCGGAGACGCCCTGACGGTAGCGCTGTTCCAGCGTTTCGCGGCTGGTGGCGTCAACTTCGAGGTTGCGCAGACGACCATCCTGAATGCCGTATACCCAGCCGTGCAGCGTGACTTTCTGGCCGCGTTTCCAGGCCGATTGCATCACGGTGGAATGGCCAAGGTTGTAGACTTGTTCAACCACATTCAGTTCGCACAATTTATCGAGACGCTTTTCTGGCGACAGTTCGCCCAGCAGGGAACTGTGCTTGTACCAGATGTCCCTGATATGCAACAGCCAGTTATTAATCAAACCCAGCTCAGGGTTTTCAACCGCCGCCTGCACACCGCCACAGCCGTAGTGACCGCAGATAATCACGTGTTCGACTTCCAGCACGTCGATAGCATATTGCACGACGGACAGGCAGTTAAGGTCGGTGTGGATAACCAGATTGGCGACGTTACGGTGAACGAAAAGCTCGCCCGGCTCCAGGCCAGTCAGGCGCTCGGCTGGGACGCGGCTATCGGAACAGCCAATCCACAGGAAGCGGGGTTTTTGAGACTGAGAGAGGCGCTCAAAGAAACCAGGATCTTCGTCAATCATGGTTTTAGACCAGGCTGCGTTGTTACTGATGAGTCTTTCTATGTCATTCAT